GCATATCATCTGGATTATTTGTATTCTGGATTGCTCTTACCTTGTATCTTACCCAAACAATACGAATATTCGAACCGCTCTATTCCATTGTGTGCGCCGCTATACTTTTCAATGCAGGGGCATACAGCTATAACCATTGGAAACGGCACAAAAACGCCATATACAACCTGATATGCGTAATCGCATTAATAAACGTTGCATTTGCCATTATGCAGGCATTCGGCTTGTACATCCTTCTGAAGCCTGTCTCGCGTGAAATCCCGATAGGGTTAATGTCAAATCCTAATGAGTTGAGCGCATTCCTGGCAATCTGTCTACCGTTCTTTTTCCGGCGTAAATGGGCATACATGATTCCGCTTGTCCTTGCAGGATTATTCCTTGCAAAAAGCTCAAACGGTATCCTTGCAGGTTTTATCGTTATCTCTGTATGGTCGATTATCAATTTCAGAGATGACAGGCGTGTTGTGCTGTTTGCGATTGTCGGAGCTGCTATGTGCGCAGCTTTGTATTTGACGTATATCGACACAAACCATGCGCGTAGCTTGCAGTCGAGGGCGTATGTGTGGCACAAGACCGCGCAGGCTGCCACAGTTAAACTTTTCAGGGGCTGGGGCTTCGGGCAGTACCAGTATGTCATCCCGTTATTGACTAATCCAAAGAATATCCCTGCTGATCGCATTACCGTTTCCTTGTCGCTAATATCCGACAAACCCGCGCTTGAATCGGCAATCACGCGCATAACAGGGAGTACAGACTATGAAGGCGCAAGGCATTATTTCGCGGATGAAAAGAATAATATCAAGACAAACTTCGCACAGGCGCACAATGAATACGTCGAATTATACTTTGCTGCCGGACTGGTGGGTGTATTACTTGGATTATCCTTTCTTGCCGGAAGCATTATACGGGGGATCGCACAGCCGGACAAAATCCCTGTTTTTAGCGTTATCGCATCGGCTGCAACGGCCATATTCTTTTTTTCGTGGCAAATTGCACCGTTGGCAGTCGTGACCCTGCTATCGTTATCGATTATACACGGTCACAATAAAGGAGGTATCGCTCAATGAAGAGGATATATTTATCATTAATTATCTTGTTGGCATTGGTTGCCCCCTGTCTGATAATGGCAGCAGGGACAGCAACACAATCATACACGCAGGTCTATAGCAGCGAAGGGACAACGGGCTTATCAACTCTTACTTTTGCATGGACATCCGATGCTACGGGCGACGTAACATCAACGACAAGCACGGCTATAACGGATCAGATTGTCGGGAAATATGTTGTCATGGCCGTTACAAGCCCAGACACTACAGCACCGACGGCGGCCTATGACATTACGATTACGGACGCATACGGCGCGGATATTATGGGCGGCAAACTTGCAGACAGAAGCGCAACCGCATCGGAGCAGGTGGTCCCTTATATTGGGGCGTTGTACGGGTCGCGTCCTATCGGCGGGGCATTAACCCTAAACATCACAAACGCAGGCGACAGTAAAAAAGGCAGTGTAATTTTATATCTATCTCGCAAATAGGGGGGTATGTGATGGCCGAACATACAATGCTGACAGTCTTATCCGTGCTGGTAACTATCACAATCGGCTTAGTGACTTTGCTGATAGGATTTATGAGGTCGGGGAAAAACGAGTTGCTCGAAAAGATAGATAAGATGTGTATGGAGAATGAGAAAGACCATAATGAAATGTGGGATCGCGTCAATCACCATTTCCATAACGGCGGCGGCAATGTTGTTATCCCGTGCAATGTAAAAGGGGCGCATCAATGACAATACCGCGCGGATATAGGAAATTTAAGATTGATGTAGATATACCCATCTTTTGCCGTTTACTATTCGGCTTATCTGGGATGGTTGCACCCCATATTCTTTCGCTAAATTCCTTCCACTGCCTGGGTCATGTTTGTTACGTCCATCTTTGTACCGTGTTAAAATATCTATTACTTGGGATTCTGTCAGTTTACAGGTACAACATTTTTCTCCATCTTGCATCTTGCCGTGCCTTCTCATATCCATTTGGTTTTCTTGATGTGTCGCCCATCGGAGGTTTGAGATATGATTATTAGAAGGGTTACCGTCATTGTGAGCTATATCGGTATGTTGTGGCGAAGGTGGATCGCCGAGAAATGCTTTCCCCACCAAAGTATGAAGCGTTTTTCTAACAACTTTATGCTCTGGAGTTCTCAAAATAAAAGCAATGTATCCAAGCGGTGTAATTGTGCCAGTAAGTTCTATTGGAAAATCTCTTCTATCATCGTGAGGATTTCTCCATTTTCTTACATGCCTGCGCCAAGACCTGACTTTGCCAGTATTACTAACATCATAAAGAGGAAATCCTTCAATTTGTTTCCATGTGGTCATAGAAACATTATAAAGGGAATGTTATGAGCAGTCAAGTAAAAAAAGAATCAAGAGGCTTTCGTTGTAATAACCCGGGGAACATAGTTATCACGCCTGCAAGGTGGATAGGGAAAGTTACCCCTAACACTGATGGCAGGTTTGAGCAGTTCGACACGATGGAACACGGCCTGCGCTGTATGCTGATAGTCCTCAGAACATACATCAAGACCCGGAAGCTTGACACAATAGAGAAAATCATTCCCGTCTATGCACCTTCGGTCGAGAATGATGTTGAGACATATATACAAGTCGTGTCCCTGCTTTCAGGATTCCAAAGAGACGCGGTTATCGGCTTCAATTATGAGGATATGCGCCGGCTGGTGATGGCGATGGTGTACCACGAGAACGGGCGGGCATTGCCGCAAGGTGTATTTGATAAGGCATGGTCAATGCTGTTTAAGAAAACAGATAAGGAGGCATCATGATTTTTACTAAAGCGTTATCGCTTATTAAGGGAATTTTAGGAAGTGCCGGCATTATAACACCTATTCTCGCGCTTTTCGGTGTAGCAGTCCCCCCGGTCGCGCTGGCGGCTGTGCCTATCGTTATTGGGTTGATGACTAAGGCCGAAGAAGCCCTCGGAGACGGTACAGGGCCGGTCAAAAAAGCGGCGGTTGAAGCCGGTGTCCTCGGTTTTGCCGATGCGATGAAGAATGTGTCTACCGGCGGACAGAAAGAGACTTGGGAGCAGATAACCCCTGAAATGATCAGTAAATTGATTGATACCGTTGCAACAGTGGCAAACGGCATCAGTAAATCATCCGGCGGGGCCGTTGTCTTTGATGACAGCCAATTTGACATTAACAAAATGAGTGCAGGGGCATAAAAGGAGGCGCATTATGGAATGGCTACAAGATAACTGGTTTACGGCGGCAGTGGTTTTATACGCTGCCTTCTCAGAAATTATAGGCATGAGCCCACTAAAGGACAACAGTGTTGTCCAGCTTATCATGTCTGTCTTGGGCAGGATATTTAAGAGGCAGTAAACATGAATGCCGTAATTAAGACCGCTCCGACTATCGAACCAATCACGTTGGCAGACCTGAAACTGCATTTGAGACTTGACAGCGAAACATTCGACGGTAATCTAACCTTGACGCAATCTCTCGCTTACGGCTCAAAAGCAATAACTACAGCATATACCCATGTCGGAACGGGCGTTGATGTACTCGGCAAAGAAGCGGAAGTCCTTGTCCATCACGGCACGAACGGCACAGGCGGCACGGTTGACACGAAAATACAAGAGTCAGATGACAATGTAACATATACAGATTGGACGGGCGGCGCATTTACCCAGGTCACAACGGCGAACGATAACACTGACTATAAGAAGCAATATACCGGCACAAAACGCTATATCAGGACCGCCTCAAAGGTGCTTGTGGCGGCCTGTGAATTTGGAACGTCGATACTTGTCAATGCAGCGACTACGGCTGAGGATGATTTATTAACCGCTATCATTCAGGCAGCAAGGGAACACGTTGAGGACATCACCAGACGGGCATTGCTCACGCAGACTTGGTACTACTACCTCGATAAATTCCCGTCCGAGGATGATTTTATCATTTTGCCTTTCGGCAACCTTCAATCGGTGACCTCCATAAAATATAAAGATTCAGACGGCACGGAAACGACCATGACCGTAAACACGGATTACCTTGTGGAAACGAACGGCGAAGGATACGGAAGAATAGTATTACCTTATGGCGTTTCGTGGCCGACAGATACCCTTTACCCCTCGAACCCGATAACTATTGAGTTTGTTTGTGGTTGGACAGCGGCGGCAAATATCCCAAGCAAGATAAGAACAGCAATGAAAATGATATGCTCAGACCTGTTCGAAAACAGAGAAGCGCAGATTGTCAACCCGACAATGGAACCATATTCGGTCAATAAGACGGTGGCTGCTCTGCTTGCAAGCGCGATATTGTGGAAGGAGTTTGATTGATGCAGATCGGTGATCTCAGACATAGTGTGACGATCCAGTATCCAACCCGTGTTGCAGACGGAATGGGTGGGTTCGCAACTACGTGGAATGATGCTGCAACAGTATATGCAGCCATTTGGCCAATATCGGCAAAGGAAACCGTTCAGGCGATGGGGCAGGCAATGACCATCACCCACAGGATAAGAATGCGCTACAGGGCAAATATCCGCTCAAGCTGGCGCATTAAGCACGGTAGCAGATATTACAATATCGTGTCGATTATCAACCCGAATATGGACAGGAAATGGCTTGATATACTTGTGAAGGAGGCGGCATAAATGAACAACCTTTTATCCGCCATAATGACTAAGTTGTCCGGTTCAGCGTTCTATAACGACGTGGGCGGCCGTATCTACCTGGACGAAGCACCTGAAGGAGCAGAGTTCCCGTATTGTGTTTTTTCCATTGTGTCAGACGTGCCGGAATATCCGTCAAACAAGACGATGGAAGACATTATCATGCAGTTTTCGTTGTTCTCAGCATCACAGGGCGCAACAGAGATAACGACAATGCACAAAGATTTAAAAGCCATACTTGATGATTGCTCGTTGTCGATAACTGACAGCACGCTTATATATTTTATACGCGGCAACCTGTCAACAATGGTTGAAGAGATCACAACGCAATCGGGCACGGCAACAGTGAAGCACTGGTCGCAAGACTACTCGATTATGAAAGTATACAGTTAGCATCAAAGGGGGAACCCCCTATAAAATTTAAGGAGGTAACAAATTATGGCTTTCAACTCAACTCCCTTTCACGGGAAAATATGCCAAGTAGAAAAGAACAACGTCAAAATGTCTTACGGCAAGGGGTGGAATTTATCGGTAAACCTCGACATGGCGGACATAACAGCATCGGCGGACGCATGGAAAACAGCGTTACCCGGTATGGCAGGTTGGAGCGGTTCCTTTGAAGCCTACTTTGTCGCGGGAAACACAGAACAGAAAGCATTTTTTGATAACCTTGTGGCGGCGGCGCCAGGAACGAAGCTTACAGATGTTAAATTTTTGCTTGATGCGGACGCCAACGCCTTTACCGGCAACATCTACATTACAGGCATGAGCGTAGCGGCACAGATGGGCGGCATAGTGACGGCGACAATTAATTTTCAGGGTGACGGGGCCTTATCGCTTGTCAGCAACGCATAACGAGGGGGTGACATATGGGATCACCGACAACACCTACTCACGGCAAATATGGAGCGCTTTATGTCTTGCGCCCCAATGGATTCAAGGGCTACGGGCTTAACGACGTAACGTGGGGCACGGGATCAACAGCCGCAGACCTCACTTATTACGAAGTTGTAATCGACAGCGAACTCGGCGGCACGGCGGGAGTTGACACTTTCAAATGGCGCGTAAACGGTGGGGCATGGACGGAAGATGTCGATATAACCGGCGCGGCGCAAGTCCTTGCAGACGGACAAACGATCACATTCGCTGCTACAACGGGGCATACGCTCAATGACCAGTGGGTTATCGGCAACCTTAAAGATGAAGCCACAACAGTTGCCACAGTCTATGCACAGATTACGGACGCAGCCGCAAGGCTATTGAATCCTAATACACCTCCGACATTTACACCGACAGAGAGTGTGCAACAGGAAGCACTCAATTTTACAAACGGCAAGGCGACATACTCGGCGGCTCCGGGCGTAACAACCGTAACCGGCAACAATGGGTATATCCCTGCGGCGGCATTGCAGAAGGTAGGCTACTTGATTGACTGGAATCTGTCTCTTAGCCTTGACATGGCCGACGCTTCCTACATGGGGCAGCAATGGAAAACGGCCTTACCGGGGGCGGCATCGGGCAGCGGATCAGCGAACGCCTATTTTATAGCCGATGAAACTCTTCTAAACTGTTTACAGGAGGCCATTGCGAGCGGTGACAAATATTTCTTGTTACAGCTATTTAATTACGATCCTGACCAAGACCAGACTGGGGACCATATAAACGCATGGGTAACATTTACATCGTTTAACCTGGGCGCAAGTGTGGGCGAGGTTGTGAAAGAGCAGGTTAATTTCCAGACTCACGGTGAAATATCGTTTACCGCAGACGCATAACAGAAAGGAGATAGAATTTTATGATATTTGACATTGACAAACAGAACGAAGGCGAATGGTTCACATATTTTAAAAGCCGCGTGAACGAAAAAGGCGAAATAGAATATGACGAACCGGAACCCAACGCCGGTCGGATATGCGTAAGAAGCATTACCCCGAAACTCGAAGAGTTGCAGGCGAGCAGAAAGCGCAAGCATGAGTTTGTGTTCAATCCCTCCACGCGCTCGATGGAAAGGGTAGGCTATTATGATGAATTGCCGCCCGAAGAAGTGAGAAAGCGAAGCGATGACATTTGGGACTATGCCATAACCTCATGGGAAGGACTGCTAAACGCAAAGGGAAAAGCCATTGAATGCAACAGAGTGAATAAACTCAAGCTGATGGCCATACCTGAGTTTGACAGATTTATCGGGCGTTGTTTGCAGATGCTTGGCGATGCAAAGACAAAGATAGAAGCGGAGAAGAACGAAAATTTATAGAATGGGCTAAGTGGTATTTTGCAGAGAAGAAATTTGATTGTGACCTGTGCCACTTAGTCCAGAAGGATAAAGGAGAAATTACCTGTGAAGGTATTGGGAAAGTCGATAGGTGCCCAGATGGTAAAATCCCCTTACTTGACCCTGATAACTACGAAATATGGGGGTTATTTCAGTTGATGGCTTCCGGCTTGATACGCGATGACGGATATGATTACAACGCCATACAAATTGTTATGGATGTCCACAGTGTACCATCGGGCAGGAGACCAGCGATATTTAAGCAGATAACCAACATTATCGGGGTTATAAGCGATGAAAAGCGAAGGCGTAAACAAAACGCGGGGTGATGAATGAGGGTTGCGAACTGGAATGCTGAAAAGGTGCTTAAAGGCGCCATTGCCGCGTCAATGGACAGGCTTGAAGAAATAGGCCATATCATAGCGGACAAGGCAAAAACCCTTGTGCCGCTGGGTAAAGATAGACCGGCATACGGCAACGGCAAGGACTGGACAGCAAGGCAGGCAGGCGCATTAAGGGCATCAATAAGGGTTGTGAGGCTTCACGGAGATCCAAAAAAGAACGTCCGTGTTTATGCCGGATCGCGGAAAGTTTACTATGCCCGTTTTGTCGAGAAAGGCACGGTTAAGATGCGGGCAAGGCCGTTTTTAAGGCCTGCCCTGAATGCGAGCAAATCGGCGGCAAGGGCATTATTAAACAGGGGGTTGTAAATGGCTGAACAGCTTGGAAGCATCTTTGTTGAACTTGACCTTGACAGCTCCCGTTATCTAAAATCACAGCAGCAACTATTAAAGGATGCT